AACTAACTGCTTTGCTAGCTCTAGGGCGCTAAGCTGAGCCGTATTATTCATCAACTGTGCATTGACAATTTGCATTTCAATAACAGACAATTCTTTTGTCTTTTCCAGTGCCAAAGTTAATTGCGGAATTTGGCTTTCGCGTGCTTTATCAGGCTTGCTGCCAGCGTCGCCGCCAGCGCCGCCGCCGCCGCCACTCACAGTCGCAGAAGTGGTTACGCGCTGCTGTTCTGCTGCTGTTCGGAATTTCCGTGGATTCAAATTAACGACTTCTTCTGCATCTTTAATGCGCAACTTGGTTTCAGTAATTTTGGCATTAATATTTTCACGACTTAAGCCACCAAGCACATTTCCTAAGTTACCCAAAGCTGTTTGAGATAGCGCACTTCCTGCCTTGGTCTGAGTGGCCTGAAGCTTGGTCAGTTCACCTCGCAATTGCGCTAAATATTCAACTTGCTTTTGCTGGTCTGATGTAACTCTTTCCCTCGTGGCACCCGTATAACGCCTTTCGGCGGTCATGATAGGCACAGGACCAGAGGGGCCGACTGGATCTCTTGCGCCTCGTAAGCGATTAATTCGATCCTGCGCGTCTTTAAGTTCCGTCAGTCCGTTGACGACTATGGTCACAGCAATGGCGATGGTTCCTATTGCGGCCATTCTTGCCAGGGAACCCAGCAATGTGTTTACAGGTGCGAGTGCCGCTCCAGCGTTCCGTTGAAGGAGCATCATTTGCAACTGAGTGCCAGCAAGCGCCGTATTCGCTCCTGTTGTTTGAATTCCTACGGCATTAATTGCATATCCAAATGCAACAAAGCGAATAATAGCTGCGTTGATATTAGCAATTAGTCCCAAAAGAATCCTGCCACCCAATAAAGTAAATGCAGTATTTACCAAAAGTACGTTTGCATATACCTTTAAGAGGAAGCCTGTAATAGGATTTCCAGCGACTGACGCCAAGAGTTGTGCAACGCTAAGTAGCAATTTTCCGAAGGTCTGAAGCGATGGAATTAAGGCCGCTAAATTTGTGCGTATTCCTTCAAAAGAAGGTCTAAGGTTGTTTAATTGTTCAGCAAACGCACTGCCGGCTGCTGTTTGCGCGGCTTGTCCTGTGAAGAAGGCGTTGAAGCCATCGGTAAGAGTTTGCAACCCGGCACTTATTGGTTTGACGACGGCATCTAAGAAGCCAACAGCGACAGGCTCAAATGCTTCGTAAAACAAAGTCAATGACGTTTGCATATTATTGATCGCCCCCTGGAAAGTCTTAGCCGCCCCTTCTGCGCCCTTCCCGAAGCGTTTTTCTAGAACAATAGGCACATTGCTCATTACCGCTTCAAACTCTTTGCCTACAAAGACGCCATCTTCCATGGCCTTCTTAAAGGTTTTTATATCCATATTTGCGGCTTCTGCCATGATTGACAAAGCCCCAGGAATAACATCACCTAGCTGTCCACTCACCTCTTCCGACATTAACTGCCCTTTGCTCGCCATTTGAGAGAAGGCATAAGTCACTCGATCAACTTTGTCGCTGCTTAGGCCAAGAGTGGCTGACGCTTTGCTAATACCGAGGAACAAATCACCAATTTGATTTCCACTGAATCCCGCCGGCTTCATGGACGCATAGAGCTTGGTGAAACCATCACGGGCCGATTGAATTGGAATGTTGTATTTATCTACAGTGTCAATAATTAGCTGATTCGACGCGGCGGCATCAGCGGCGGTAGGTGAAATTGCATTTAGCGTATTTCTGAAGCTTTGCAGTGCGCCAACGGCTGCTCCTACTTGAGTAGGAAAGCTTTGCAAGAATGCCAATGCCTTATATGCACTACCAAATAACAACACTTGCTTGGTCGCAAAGCCAAATTCTTGGCCGATTTCACGTACGAGTCCCGCGCCTGGCAGCTTCGGCATATTGAAATCACCACCGGGGCCGCCACCTCTTCGTGCAAAGTTACCAGGCCCGCCATAAGCACCGCCTCTAGGTGGCATACCGCCGCCGCCGGGGCCGCTATAAACCATTGCACCTCCCCTCTCATAAGGAACAATGGCACTCTGAGGGCGTGCTCCTCTGTAAGCGTAGGAATAGGGAGACGCACCTCTCCCTGCCATCCCACCTTCGCCCATAGCGTCAACACCTCGCAAGGCAGAGCGCATACGAGCTTCCCTCTCTCTTCTAGCAAAAAGCTCTGCCCTTGTCTCCCCCTCTCGCCCTAGTCGTCCAGTTCCATAGGGGTTGCTTGGTCTGCCCACTCCAGCAGGAAGGAACCCTGCAGTGCGAACGCCTCCAAGCATCGGCGCACCCATGCGTCCCAGGTCACGCACATTGACTTCTCTAATGGCATTGTTAAGACTTCCACGAAGATTGTCAACAAATTCGTTGGCTGCGTCTCTAATGGCAGCTTTCATCGAAGGCGTCAGTAAGTCGCCTGACAGTAATTTTTGAGATGCAAAAGATGTTCCTGGAAGGCCAAGACGGTCAGCGCCAGAAGGAAGAGCCCTTCCCGTAGAAGACGGACCGATGGCAAAAGAAGTTCGTGGTGTGGTAGCCCCAAAGTTCAACGAGGGCAATGCCCTCGCTTGGGCAATTTGTCTGCCTATTTCAGGGCCACTCATGCCGCCCATCATTAGCGCCATCCGCGCCAGGCGGTCCAACATTCGCTGCATCTTGCGCGTAGCAGACTGCTCGGCAATTTCTATAGACTTCAGCAAACCTTGCTCAAAGCCCTGTCCAGCCGCTTCGCCCAGCTTCTTGAATTCCTTTGACGGACTAGCAATACCAAGAACAGTCTTGAACGAAGTTATTAAATTGCTACCTAGTGCTTGAGCTGCTGCCTGTATATCCGCATCTCCACTTTTTAATCCATTGAGCAAACCAGCAATAGAGTCCTTTCCAATACTTCCAAGCGCTGCCACCATTTGAGCCCTAGTGGCGGCTAGCGTTTTGTCATCTACAAGTCCCCCTTGTACTGCAGCCCCGAAAAGCGCCTTAATTTCAGCGGCAGCAAATCCCCCCTTTGTCTTCGTGCGACTTAATACCTGTGTTCCAATTGGCAGTCCGCCTTTTGCGCCGCCAGCGGCTTGCTGCACTTTACCAAGCGCCTTGATTAGTCTGTCGGCATTCTTGATTTCTGCTTCTAAATTTGTATTAATTACGACGTTAAATTTCTTGCCGCCGATATAGCGATTTAACAGTCGAAATTCGCTGACAATAGCCTGCCTATCAAACTTAGGACGAATGGAAACATTCGCTCCGGCAAACTCCAACGGAAGGCGCGAAATCTGGCCTTTCAGGTAGCTTGTGTCTAGAGATACCCTAAGCTTTAGCTCAGCCATATTCGCACAATATTCCTATTGTTCGTAGTGTAGCTACTCACTAGATTGTTCACGCGAGGAAGCAGTCTTTAATTCATCAACAAGCAAAGCAATAACTCGTCCATCCATCTTTCTGGAGCGCATTAAACGCTTCAATACTGCCAAGCTTTCATCAGAAAGACCATTCTCTTTCTTGATTTTTTTAGTATCAAACGGCAGGAAATCATCAACGGAAACCCTGGCTTTCTTTCCGCCAAGTGCTCCTACTACTACAGTTCCAAGCTTTGCAGTGGAAATGCTATGGATATTGTATTTTGTAATGTCATGCTTTTCTAGCCACTTCAACGCAGTCACCACGTCCTGTACGCGCTGCTTGCCGAAATTATTCCCCTCCCATCGTCTATCCCTGAAGTCTGAGGCATTGAGACGAAAATAAATTTCGTCCCATTTTGTCAAGCTTTTAAGAAATTGCCGGGCTTGTTTCTCTAGTCGTTCGGCAACACTTCCTTCGTCCGGCGGGGTGCTTTTTTTGCTTGCCCCGCTTCCTTCGCCTCAGCTTCCTGCTCGCTCATGATGAATTCCATGCCCTTGGCAATTACTCGCCGCCCCATGGTCTTAGTGTCTTCAATGGACCAGTCATCAAGGGGCAGCCATTCTTCGCCAATAAGCCCTTCGCCACGGCAACGAATGAATACAGTGACCATGCGTGCATTGCCAGTTTCAACGCTACCACCACTGTTGATCATGCCAAGTGTTTCTTCAGTGAAATCACTGAGAAGCTCCATCTCGCTCATGTCAGCGCCACCTTGCAGCAAGGCGAATGCTTCATCAAGGGGAATGTCTTTAGCCGTAGCAATACGCTTAGCTAGTTGCACTGCACGAATAGTGGCCTGACTTTGCGCCTTGCTTAGTTCTTCTTGTTCAATGCCTTCTGCAACAAGCCAGCCGCCATGCTTACGCAAACGCACTTTAGGCGTGAGTTCAAAGAACTCTGGCTCTTCGCTTTGAAGGAGGAAACTATACTTGCTCATGATCGAGGACGTTCAAGATGGCGTTGAATACCTTCACCCTTTCGCTTTGTGAACGAAATTCCTTCGGCACTTCAACGAGAAAAGAGTGATCTTCGTTTGCAATTCTAATAGTCTCTTCTGGGAATGCCATAAGGCAGAGGATGCCGGTTTCGATGCTGGCGCCTTCGTAGTGACAGTTAATGGCATGGCATCGTCCGTCTTTGCTCCATAGATAATCAATTTGCATTGAGAGCCGTTAATCTTGCTTGCACTCTATCCAGTAAATTCAAGCCAATGTCGCTCATGAAGGAAAACTTTGCATCAGACACTTGGTCTGTAAACTTGCGTGCTCTAATATTACTTCCCCTGCCTTCGTGAACATACCATGCGTATTCTTCTGGAGTTTTTGCGTTGTTCTTAGCATCCCAATGCCAATGCGCTTCGGCTCCGCCTGTCCCCGCCGTAAAATTGTAGCTTTTAATACCACTTTCATAAAGCTTGCCCAAGTCATAAATGTCACGAAGTTCCGGTCCCACTGTTTCCCTATTCTTCCTAAAAGTCACAGCCTCGTATTCCCATTTTTTATCTCCAAATTGCGAGTCCCAATGTTTTCCATTGATCTCTTCTTTAGTCCAGTCTTCAAAAGCCTGGAGAATAGCTTGCTCAATGCGCTTTATACCAATAATTTTTGCGTTAACAACTGCCATGGTTAGGGGCCAGGGTAAAGGCGACGAATGGTCATATCAGGAATAATAAATCTGCAGCGTTCGTAAGCAATGTCATCACCAGGAGTGAATCGTAAGGCAGCATCAGGAAAGCGCCTTACCATTCTGTCCATTGCTTCTGAAATTTCCTTTCCATCAGGGTTGTATTGAACAATCATCACTTCCCATTGTTGGAGCACTTTGGCAACGCCCACGCCAGCCCCTGTCACCAACTCGGGATACTGCCGCATTGTCACCTCCAAGCCCGTCGCCTTCCACTCTGTTGGCACGCTTTTCTGGCCCACTACATACACGGCAGGAATGCTCGTGCCATTTGGAAACGTATAAGAACCTATTAAATCAGGCGACGCCGAAAGTAGTTCAACGATGGTTTCCCGAAGCTGAGTAATGTTCACAATAAAAAAGCCTCCCCGTAAGGAGAGGCTAACAGAAAACAACGAAACGAAGGCTCAGTTAGGAGCAGTCGGGATGATGCTGCCAGTGTTGGTAGCATTCTGATGGATGCCAATGCGACCACGGCTCATGAGGTCGAAGCTGCATTCAACGAGGTTATCAGCAGGATAGCTTTCGTTATAGTTCATAACGCAAGCCACATAAGCCACGCGGTCATAGTAGAACGTAGTACCGCTCACGCCAAGTTGCTTGTTAATTTCAACGTAGATTTCAGCGTTCTTGTTGTAACGGGCCTCAGCAATTACTTGGAAAGCTTCGTCAAAACTATTAGGAACAAACACCGTGCCGTCAACATCCTTTTGGAAGTAGGAAGTAACGGAAGCAGTGGCTGCACTGGTGACGATCACGCTGTCAGAGAAGCCACCGCCGCCAAGCAGGTAGAATTCTGTGTTGCCATCATTGAAGGCAACGGAAGCCGTGGTGGCTGCTTGCAGCGTATAAAGAGTAGGAGCGCCGCTCACCGTAAAGGTGGCGCCACTTTGAGAAATAACTGGACGGGCCAAACCAGCAACAGAACCAACACGTACAATTACGTCTTGGCTCTTAACCAGTTCTGTGGGGTGGTAGAGCATGAGATTGCCTCAGCAATGGGAAAAGAGAAAGTGGTTAAGCGTCAAACGTTTTGTACGCTTCCTTTGCCAACCAGTCTAAAGATGCCTCTGACTGGTGCGCCTAAGAACTGCCAATAGTGTTCAGCAATTTGTTCATTAGGCAATAGCTCAAACCGTCCTTCTCTCCCATTGATGGTGGCAGTAGCAGAACTACCAGGAGTGACGCCAGAGAGGGCTAGAGGCCCCGTTAAGCGTCCTTCCATATACACAGCCGTATTATCAGCGCCAAGCAAATAATCGTACTGTGGATTGCGCTTTTGCCGCAAGCTGGCATAGTAAGTGATGCCTGATGAAAGGCCCACATAATTGCCAGTTTCAGAATCAAGGGCATAGCCAGAAGCTACGGACCACACAAGGGTGGCATTAGCTAATGGTGAGAGGCCGTTGATCATGCGACAAAACCAATGGAGAAAGAACCAGCGACGGTTTCAGTCATTCGTTTGAACTCTTGGCCATATTGTGTGGCCTCCAGTCCTTTGCCATATACCTTACCCTCTGTGGCACCAATTTGAATGCCCATTTGTGCAAGTTGAATGGCAATGATATGTGCAGCAAGATGCTTTACGGCACGATCAGTTTGATCTCCAAAAACATCTTCACTGGCATCTGCTGTGGCTTCAGTGATGGCCCCGTTTACAATTCCCGATGGATGGGGCGTAAATTCAGGGAAACGATCAAGAAACGTTGCATAAGTAACAGTCATGGTCAAGCCCTTCCTGCCTTAATTGCTTCTTGACGTTTTGCAATGGCATTACGAACCCTCACGCGGCCTTCGATTTTTTTCCATGACGCTAGTTGATCTAGGTCATGAATTATTTCAATGGTCCGAGAGGCTTCAATAATGGGGAGATTAGCAAGAGTTTGCACATCATGAGGAATGGTTTCCACAGTCGGCTGTTCCCTTACTTCTTCAATGGCGCCAATGGTCATCAATCGCTTAACGGTTGAATTGTCACGGGCTTTCTTCCATTCATCTTCTGGCACTTCTTGGTTGAGACCAGGCGCCAGTTGAATCATCCCTCCATCGGTGATAATGCCGAAGCCACCTTCACGAGGCGGATTTTCAAGTTCAGGGCGATAAGCAATTAACATTTGATTGTTCTTTAGAACTGTCAATTAGCTTAACGCCCCTTCCTTGTCTAGGCTCAAGACGAAGCTTGAACGTAGATGACGCTCTTGGGGTAGTACAGTGCCACGCCACCCACGCGAGCGTGAGCAGGAACAATGAACTCAAGACCGCGCTGCTGGGGCGGGAATAGCTCCAACGGTTGGGGAATGTGCAGTTGCACTTTCTCAGGGTCGCGCTTGTACACAACCATGCGGTTAGTGAACAGTCGGCCAGAGTTTTTGCCCTTGGTCAGTTGGTTGATTGGCTCAACATTACGGATGTAGGGGCTGGTGCGGAGGAAATACTCAAGCACAGTCACGTCTGAAGAATCAGAGTTGCGAGTGGTGCTGATCTTGTTGTAGTCCTCGTAAGGCAACAGGATAGTGTCGGGCTGCTCCTTCATGTTGGAAGCGTTGATGATGGCGCTAACGCCATAGTTCAACAGTTCCAGCATTTCCTGAGCAGTGGTGCTAGCACCCGTGAACCATTTGTCAGCAGCAATGATATCAACAGTGGAGTTGTTGAAGAAACCAGCCAGTCCAACGGTGGATAGACCGAACATGGCAACATCTTCAACTTTCTCTTCGTAAGCGCGACGAACGGCAGAAGCGCGACGTTGCTCAAGAGCAATGTTTGCCATTTGAGCGGCACGCAGTTCCTGCACGGTGTAGCCAAAGCTACCGCCGAACGAACGAATGTTGATGCTCTTCTCCACTTGGCTGATGTCGGCACGGGGCAGATCATCAGCAGCATCCGCAATCAGCTCAAAGTCTCCAGTGGAGTCCATGATGCGGTAGGTGAAGGTTTGTGCGCCAGGACCAGCTTCGCTGGTTACAGGCAGCAGAGTGGGGTATTTGATATCTGCATAAGTGATATCAAATACTTGAGGGCGGATGAACTCAAGCTGACGCTGGAGAAACAGACCCGCATCGTCCATGCGAAAATCAGACATAATAGGGCCTCCTATCAAGAATCAGCGGAGAGAGTGAAGCTTGGGCCATTCAGTTCCAGGATTGCCAGTCCGCTACCAGTGGTGGAGGACAGATAGCGAGCGTTGGAAAGGCGAACGGTTCTGCCAGAAGCAAAGGCATGGCTGAATTGACCAGCCTTGCCAGTGCCGCTTGCTGTATGCAGCACGCGAACGATGGAAGAAGGGTTGACAGCGCCAGTCACATAGACAGCCACTGCGCCTTCGTTGGCAACGTTCAGCACTTGATCAATCTTTACGCCTGGGCGAAGATCGCTATTAAGCGCAGTCTCGTCAACGTAGGTGAGCACGTTTACGCCCAAGACGGTGCCAGTGGCGCCAGAGATGGTGGTAGCAGAGTTGGCAACAGTGCCTGCAAGGTTATAAACCTGCAAGTCTCCGAAAGGCAGTACAACTGCAGTTTCGTTGATAAAGGTGCCAATGGTGTTGTCGCGAATGTCAGCGAGTTGGCCTTCCAGAAGCGCAGCGTGAACGAGAGCATAGCTCTGTTGCACACCACCAGCGGAAGCGGTCCCTGACGTGGTAAAAGTTACGGCCATGGGTCAGCGCTCCTTAGAGACGGAGAGAGGGGATTTCCAAGCATTCTGCAGCTTGTCCATATAGGACAAAGGAGCAGACATTGGGGAAGCGATGGAAGCAACGGCTTTACGCAGTTCTTCCGTAGCAGCAGAATCGCCACGGGGGGCAGATTCAGCCAAGGTGTCGAACATCGCAGTCACATAATCATCGGAACGCTCCGACAGATCAGCATCACCACGAACAGCCTTAATGGAAGCTTCCATGATTTCACGGGCAGATTTGCCAGCGAAGTCAAAAGCGGAGTCAAGGGAAGTACGAGCTTTGTCAATCAGCGCAATGCGCTCTTCAACAAGGCTGTCAACATTCACTTGCTTAGCAGCGTCAAGGTCAGTCTTGAGGCTTTCCACTTCTTCGGCAAGAGCATCGGCCCGCCCTTCGGCAGAGTCGCACTTACCTTTCATTTCCTTTTGCATGGCATCCATTTCTTCCTTCATTTCGGAAGCTTTGGACATCATGCCATCGTACATTTTCTTCATGTCCTCGTAGGACTTTTTGGCGTCTTCCCGTTCTTTAGTGACAGCCAGAGCTACGCTCTCGGTCACCTCAAACTCAGCGCCATCGAAGTTGACTTTTGCAGTCATAGATGGTTCCTCAATGGGAGTAAATAGAGAAGGATCGGCAGCATCCAGACGGTCTAGATGAAGCTTCACTTGCGGGCCAGCGCGGCCCCTACGAACAACAGCAATGTGATTTCCGCTGATTTCCTTTTGGATGCCATCGTAATTTTCACCACTGTCAGTAACGCCTGGAGTCGCTTCATAATTGACGCGATAACCAGCGCTGACCTCCTTCGCATCACCGCGCATAATGCGCTCAATGGCTTCCTGATCAGTGATGGTCATAACAGCACGAACGAATCCGTCGTCATATACCACTTCAGTGCCACTAAAGCCAATTTGATAGTCCTTTGTATTGGCGCTATCTAATAGAACTGGAGGATGCTCAAGAGTAATCGCTTTGCCCGCAAATGAGGCCAAGCTTTCAGGAGACGCCACTTCACCTTCGGGACGATATTCACGGCGAATGGAACCATCTGCATCGGTGTACATTTGTACACCAGTGCGTGCGATGGTTGCCCAAGCACGGAGATAACCTTCGGGGGTTAGCTCGTACTTGTCAATCGGCGCTACGTCGTAACGAAAGCATGTGTCGCTCATGAGCATACTCTATCAAATAAGAATATGCGTGATAGACTAACTTAGGCTATCTTGCCTAGAAATGCAGCACATTCAACATCGTCGCCTTACCACTCGACTTAAAGCGCCAATTGTCACCATTCAAGAAAGCAGGCAAGTAATTGGAGAAAGGATGAGAGAGGCTCGTCTAAACTGTGGTTTGTCACAAGAAAGCATTGCAGAAATGCTGCACTGTGATCAAACTACCATCTCACGAATGGAACGTGGACAAATCTCCCCTGACTGCGCTCAAATTCGTATTCTTAGCTCTATTTTTCAGCTTTCTATTTTGTACCTCCTCGGTTATCCTACGTTTGTGGTTTCCGCAGTAGATAATTAGTCGTCATCGCATTCACTACGAATTTCAGCAAGTTGATCCTCAAGATTATCCATAATATATGCCTTTGCCATTGCTTCAATTTCAAAGGTTAGAAATTTAGTGGGCTCAAAATATTCATGAGGCTTGTCGTAATGACTTACGACAAAGATGTGTGTTTCGTCGAGGCGGCCATTCTTGAAGTGCTGCTCTTCAACTAAGCGCCACTGTGAAGTATCGCGATGCTCATTCGCGGAAAGGATAGCCAGCGCTTTCATCACGCCAATGCCTTCCTCTTCTTCTTCAATTACGCGGACGTATTCACTCATCAGTCTTTAGCGCTTTCGATTATTTTAGCCGTGCCACTCGTCCGTGACACGCCCGTATTACCTCGTCACCGCAAACACTAAGTCATCGTAACGACCCTTCACGCCACGCAAATCAATGGTTTCAAAGGTGAAGTCTTCTGGGACTTGCTGCTCTAGGGCGCCAAACCAATCAGTGCTTTGCACGTCTTCAATTACTGCCATGCCGCCTTCGGCAAGCAATGGGAGGTACAAGGAAAGGAATTTGCATTGACTTTCCAGGGTGTGAGGGCCATCGTCAACAATAAAATCAATACCTTTAGGGGCTAGCTTTTGTACTTTTGCGGCAGCCTCTTCGGTGTAAGCATCTTCAAAAATAAGCTGGGAACGCTTCAAGTCAAGATGCTCGCGAATCTTGGGGTGGATGGCGTCAACGTTATCCAAGTAGATAAAGCTTGCTCTGGGCAGATAATCTTGCCATAGCAGCATTGAGCCACCGTATTGAATGCCAACTTCTGCAATGATTGCAGGCTTGTCAATCAATGGCGAAAGAAATTGTTCATACATTTCAATGTACGAATGGAAAGTGTCCTTGTCCGTGCCACCATCCTTTTCGTGACCATTGATGTCGTAATGGGCAATAATTTCTCGGAGATTCATGACTTGAAATAAGAAGGACAGTAACTGGAGGAGGGGCAGGCTTGATTGTAATGGTCTAAATTCGTTTCGTACATGTTGGCGACTGTGCTTGGTATCGAACCAATCCAAAACTCTTGACTCATTCGATCATGGTCATTAAGGAAACCAGGGTCCAGTTTCTGTAAAAATGAAGCATTAGCCCACCAATAATTACCAGATGAATGAGGCACTGGATAGGTTCTCCAGTTCACTCCCACCACGTCATGAGTATCAAGAAGTGCCACTGCTTCTCGCCACTTCACCAAAATGAAGTGTTGCATCATCATGCGCCAATCATCTTGATTTTTCGTGGGATGCGAAATGCCTTTGCTATGGAAATAAAGAATTTGCGAATCAGGAAATTCTTCCGCGTATTGCTTGGCTAGCAACAAGGACGGCTTCTCAGAAAAGCCCTCTGCTCTGTAAATTGTTTCATGGCCAATTACTGGCACTGGAGATTGCCCATTAACTGAAATAGTTAAGCGAGCGTTGTCCATCAATCCACTCATGAAGAGCAGTCCCATTTGCTCGCTAAACAATTGCTCCCAGTCATGAGCCTGGTACAAATGATAGACAATAATTAGCTTCTCATTTGTCATTCGTGAATAGGCAACAATGTCATAATACGACCATTGAACTCTTTGCGCAAAGAGGCTTCAATGTGACTTGCAAAGTTATGAGCAAGAATAATCACTGTATCGTAATTTTTCAATGCGCTTCTATCAACCACTTGAAAGCCAGTTCCTGGAACATAAAGCCCTTGCTTCTCAACGGTGTCATCAATTACCACTGTTTCTCCCATCGTATTAACATTTAAGCCAAGGGCATTAAGGAAGACGCATCCTTTTGCGGCGGCGCCAAAAAAACAAATTTTTCCCAGTTCACCAGTAGAGAGGATATTGTCAAAGTCACTGCGCAATTTCGCTATTGTTTGATCAAAATTACACGAATCAACAGCTTTTTGCTCTTTTTCTTTAATGGAAGATAAGTCCAATGCTGGCGCACCAGTTTCTTTGTTTGTCATCCAAAGTCGCATGGTGCCACCATGAATAGACTGAGGAAGAAGTGCAATAATCCTTAGCCCATACTGCTTAAACAATTCTTCCAATGGAGCAAGAAGCCAATAGTAATAATGCTCGTGGTAAAACTGATCAAATTGTCCCGTAGTAATAGTTTCTAATGTATAGGGAAATTCCAGCACCCACACTCCATCCAAGAATTTAACGATGCCTCGCATGAAGGCATGAACGTCTTTGGTGTGTTGAAACACATTAGTTGAAACAATTAGATTAGCCTTTGGCAAATCCATAGTCTCATTAAATTGACCACATACAAATTCATTCCCAGCCAACTCATTTACCTCTCGCAAGTTATGCCCCATATCCACGTTGATAAAACGACTGGGCTTGGTCCCGCTCCACCACTCATGCTCTATTGATGCACTGCGAAAGGCATTTAGCAATGTTCCGTCATTGCCGCCAACGTCAATAACAGTAGACAAATTGAGATGAGAAAGACTTTTGTATAGCTGTTTGCAATGGTCAATATATGGCTGGCTTACTCCGCTTCGGTAAAGATAGTGCTTGTAAAGAATTTCTGGATCAACCGCATAATCCAGGTGAATCGTCAAGTTTTCTTCAACAATAGCTTTTAGTGGAAACTGTTCTGCCTCCATCGCTTCCTGCCTACTATTGCACAAATTGTTCACTAGCGGCTGAGTGCCCAAATCAAGGATAGTTTTGATCATTGTCAATTAATAAAGCCCAAGTGGGCACAGCTCATTGGCATGTTACCAAAGAATTTGTCCTTGTACAGAACAATGCCAGAAAGCAAGCGCTCACTGAGAAAGGCCATGGCGCGTTGGTCGTACCCTTCTAGAGCCATAATCTGCTCCTTATAGGCGTCCCACACGGGCCACAGGCAGTCGAACAAGACCTTCATAACTCGTTCGTAGGAGGCTCTAGGACCAAACAGCATCGGGCCTCCCTGGAATTGGTTCTGATTCCAAATGGCAGCCATCTCTGATGCAGTAAACGGCAGTTTTCCTTTTACTGCCAGTTCCATTGTCATTTCGATGCCAGGAAATGAATGGCCCCCTCTAAACTGCTGAGCAAGAGAGCAGCCAAAGATGCAAGGCTCAGAAGTGTACAGCACTGAACTGTCTGCTTTCGCAATGGCATCTTCGTCCCAGTAGCGCCTGTATTGACAGTTGCCAATCAATGGAGATGCAGTGTTCCTTAGCAGCCAATAAACAGCCGTTAGTTCTCCCCACCATGGATTCAAGGCGGAAATGTTGTCGCCAGAATCATCTAAAAGTTTTTGGTCGCCAATGCAAATAGCTTTTTCATCCTCTGTAAGTTGACAAGCATTTGCAACAATAATTTGCAAATTAGTATCAGATGAAAAACGTGGCGGTGTGTTGTGCATGCACACCGCAAACATCGACAAGTCAGACGGCTGCATAAATCCTTCTTTGAGCCCAAAGCTCGTTGTAGTTGTTCACTCCCTTAGCGCCCACCCCAGTAAGATCACCACCACCTGACGGCTTACTCCATGCCATGATCGTGCCATCGGGCAGGACAAAAGCTCGGTTCTTCTGCTCATGGGTGGGTGTCAGTTCTAGATAGTCGCCGTAGACAAAATTGGCATTGCCACCATTTGCAGCAAGAGCTGCCCCTAGTAATGTTGGGCCAGTGGGGCACAATGGAGTGATTCCGTAGTATTGTTCGTGACAGTTGTTGACAATCATTTCAATGGCAGTAGTCAGTGCTATGTTGTCGGGCTTTGAATAAAGAACAGTGGTTGCGCAGGCCCAAGTGGTGTAACTAAATCGTTGAATATCGCGGAAAGCCAAAAATTCAATACGATCTCCCACTTCCACTGGATTTACCATTCTCACGGCAATGTCCAGATACCAGCCGCCTAGTTTATTTAAGAGGCAAAAGCGGCCAAGATCAGCTTTGTAGGAATAAGGGCATAAAGAGTCATAAGTCCAAAGGACATCAGGCTCATAATTGTCTGCAATAAATTGGCGCAAACTTTCCTTGTTGTAAATAGTGTGATTGTCGTTAGGAAAGGCATTCTTAACAGTGCCTGTTGCGTAATCAAGGAATGGAGATAGACCTTGGTCCTTACTGTCAGAAAGATAGATTTGAGAGATGTTCATGATTAGTTAATGCGGGCGGGGGTTCCAAAGCCTTTGAAATTGTCCTGAGGGCTACTATTTAGAGTCTCTTCAATAATTTTGACCATTTGTTTTTGCACATAAGGCCAAGTGAATTGCTCTTCATGCACACGGGAATAACACCAGTCCCCTGCCTCTTGCAGGCCCTTCCGGTCTTTGTAATAGCCATCCAAAATGGAAGCAAGATCACTAGGCGAAGGCTGTCCTCTTTCCAGTCCATAGTTCCTATCTGTTTCCCAGCTCTCAATCAGAATACGACGAGTGCCATTGAAAATTTCTTTCAGGCTTGTATGGTCTGGCACCACTTGTGCCACGCCTGCGGCGGCGTGCTCTGTATTAACAAGGCCCCAACCCTCGCCCAAGCAAGTGTTAACGCCTACGTCAACAGCGTTATAAACTTGATTAAGCTGTTCAATGGAAAGGCAATTCTGGGTGCCAAAATCTGGGCTACTAAGAATCAACTTGCCAGTGGCGTCATAGTCATAGTCTCGTGCCACCCTTTTAAAAAGTGGAACGATGTCCCAGCCCATATCTTTTTGACCCATGTTGAGCCAAAGGCGAGCATCAGGCTTATCTAGGGCAAATTCAATAAAGCCTTTAATCGTTAGGTCAATTCGCTTGCGCGGTTGATTTCTGTTGCCATTGAACACAATGAAAAGGTCTTGTGGGACGCCAAGCAAATCTCGCGCCTGAGCTTTGTCCATTGGGAAAAACTTAGAAAAGTCCGTTCCATGTCCCACCACATGAACAGGCTTGTCGTAGTCAATCTTTTGAATCTCTTCCTTCGCAAATTGCGTATAAGTGATTAGGGCATCCCACTCATTGATAGCATTGATAAGTTCAGGGAATAGTCCGTAGGAATCAATGGGAGTGTAAGTGATCCACTTGAACCCTGTGCTTTGCTTCAACTCCTTGATCGTGTCAAAAAGGTTGATAGCCACCCAAATGTCATTAATTGCAAAAACAAGGTCGGGCTGGATTTGCCCAATTAGATCCCTCAGTCGATGAGAACCGAAGGGATCGCCGCCATAAGCCATGGCAGGATACATTCTGCAGTATTGTTGCATTTCACTGGGATCACCGTGCCAGTTGGTACACATGGCATGCACTTCATGCTCTTTTGCCAGTGCAGGAATGAGATATTCGGCCACTCGGCCAAAGCCGGTTTGAACGCCTACGTCTCCGCAGTAAAGAATTTTTGCCACAAGAAGAATGAATCTTGTTTGATAATAGTGGCAAAATTACACAGGGACAGTCGGCGCTTGCTGTCTAAAATATTTAACGGTGCATTTGCATCGTGCGCCACATGCACAGCGCACACCAGGCATAGGAACGCTGCCAATAGGCACCATTCCACGCGCTGCATAGCCGATGCAATCTTGGCAATGCACTGCTTGAGCATCCAAGATGCGGCGCATCAACGAAAATCCGCGTTGTTGTTCGCGCATTTCCGTGCCTTGCCAATAAGAACCCCGCACGCTCTGAGCATAGAGGCCAATACGAGCAGTAGCCATAGGGGCAGAAATACGGCCATCCAAAAGGTCACGTACAAAACCTTGTAGATAAGTGTATTCCGAACGGAGACGTTGGCCGATACGACCATATTCCGCGCTTCCCATCTCGGTCCTTCCGCCGTAGCCAATGGTCGCTGCTTGAATGTGCGCTGCTTTAATTGCTTCACGAATGCTTCCTTGCCATTGATCAAGCGTGATAGAACCATCTCCTAACATCCGCGTGAAACGCTTTAGCTGCGTTTCCAGCTTGTCAATGCGACCATCAACAAGCTTACCCACTGATGCTTTACTTAGGAAGCGGCCTTTCTCGTCACGATAACGTCCACTGCGACGGTCATAAGACCATTCAGCGTCCATCCTGATGGACATAATGGCGCTGCTGAACGAAGATAAGTCATTCAGCATTGTCAGCCTCTAGCAGCTCTTTGAACTGTGCTGGAGCCTCTTCCTTCCATTGCTTCATGGCATTGTCAATGTCCTCATCTGAAATAAATGCAGCTTCGTCAATGCCTGCAAGCATTAGCCCTTCCACTTTCATAGGCTCAATGGCGTCTTCCTTCTTGAAATATTCTGCAGTTGTTTTCTTGCCCTTAAATGCTCCTTCCATTGAACCGTGCTTGCTCTTGTACAACTGCTTGTATTTTTGCGTGACATAGGCTCCAGCGACGGCACTTGGCCACACCTTGAATTTGCTTTTGGCAGCGGCAATGGCTTGCTGATGAAGAGCTTTGTCTTTAAATTCCGCGTCTTCCTTTTCTTCCCCTTGTTTGTGCTCCAAGTCGCCTGGCAGATAAAGCGAAGCCGAGTCTGCCACTTCCCTAGTGCCATCCATGGGCAAAGTGCCATTCTCTTCATTCATTGGGTCGCGTCCACCAGGAGGCACTTCTTTCTGGCCAGGCGCCTGCGGTAGCTCACGAGGGAGCGATGGGTCAAGAGTGAGTTCCATTGACCATTCAGAGCCGCCGTAACGCGCATCCGCCACTTCCTGCGGGTGCAGCACGCCAAGTTGGATGTAACGACCATCTACGGCTGCTACGCGGGCGCGTACGTCTGCTTTCTCTCTTTCGTTTAGTTCAAACAAATCGTTGAATTTAATGCGCCACGACTCAGGAAGCCTTCCTTCAGTGGGACCATCTTTGCTAAGCATGATCATCTTCATGAGCTGCTGCAGTGGACGCTTGTAATGGGAAGCCTGGTAGTCGCCTAGGTGTTTTGCAAAGTCACGCTCTTCACTGCGACCAGTGGAACCAAGCCCTCCAGGGCTTTCGCCAAACAGAATGGTATGAGGAATTTGTGAAGCGCCAATAATATCAATGCGAAGCTTCTCCAGGATTTCACCTATACCTCCAAAGTTGCGACTAATAAACTCAAGCTCTTCTTTTTCAGCATCAATGGCATAGCCGCGATAAATGCTCTTGCTCATATCATTTAGCACCAAACGATCACGCACGTCCTTCTCTTTGCCAGCAGCAAGCATGGAAGAAAGACCACGCAGCTTATGCACAAAGATGTCAAACTCCGTCAACAACGTCGCTGCAGAACTAATGCCAGTTGAATAGAAACGGAAACTGTCATAAGCACTTTGTAAAGTGCTCATTCCCCAGCCATAGTTCCTCTGCCTAATGCGATATGGGAGCCATTCGCCGTCAAACCTGAGGATTCTATCTTTATGGATGTACGTTAGTTGTGGTTGGCGAATGAGATCGCCAGAGATGATTTGATAATGCGTCGCCTTGGAATAATCGTAAAGTGAATCTTCGCTAATTACTGGGGCAATTTGCCAACGGTCCAACACTTCCATTCCTTCAACAGAACGAATGTTCCTGTAGTCCACTGGTTGATTAGCAGAACGACCATCGTCGATGTAAAGCAGAATCACAGCCCCGCCAAATAGTCGCGCATTCTTAGAAGCCAGGCCAAGGTTTTCAAGGATGTACAAATCCTCAATAACTTGCTCCACACCACTCACTTCTTCTGCCGCTGCTCCTTCGCCACCAAACAGTACTTTGAATCCCTTTCGCGTGGACTGTTCGGCAACAATGTCTACGATGCGCTTAGGAATCCACTCGCTATAAAGGTTTTCAAGTTCTTCTTGAGTGAGGAAGACGATGGGGGTGGCATTAGTGTATTGACTCTTGTCACGACGAGTGCCCATCCCCGTCAAGGCATTTACCAGCCCGTCCGCCCGCAAGCTTTCGTTGCCATTGTGTCCTAGATCCACCAGTTCTTCCGACATTTTTTAGCTTAGTGTGCGTTGCATCTATGCTAGCAATGGCTAAGATGGGCTTGAACTTCTTTCCCTTATGCCCACGCCTATTTCGTTTGTCTTTTCTGAGGAAGAAAAAAGCATTGCAATGGCGGAAGGCATAAGACGACAGGGCGTAAATGAAGCCCAAGGTTTGCGTGGGCGTAATGGTGGTGCATGGAAGGGAAGCAAAGCTCTTGATATTCACTTGCTTGGCGCTGCGGGTGAGATGGCCGTTGCCTCGCATCTAGGCATGAAAGATTTTCTGTACAAAGAGACGCAAGCCAAGAAAGGCTCTGATGATCTGCCAGGAATAGATATCAAAACCAGAAGTAAACACTCTTACGATTTGATAGTGCAGCGCAACGAAAGTCCTGATAAAAAGTTTGTTCTTGTTACCATTCAAGATAAAACTACTCTCATCCATGGCTGGTGCCATGGAAGGGATGCAATGAAGGAAGAATTCTGGGCTGACCCTGCTCGTGGTCGCCCTGCGTATTTTTTCCCCAAAGAGAGGCTAAGATGTATGGACACTTTTGTTTGTACATGAAGAAAGATCCTCGCCGCTTTTACGTTTACGCCTACTTAAGGAGCAGCGAGTCACAGCACGGCAAGAGAAATACTCCTTACTACATAGGAAAGGGATGCCGTGACAGGGCCACCTCCAAATGTCGGACCATTCCCAAACCGTCTGACGCCGCCTACATTGTTTACGTGCAAGAGGGCCTAACAGAAAAAGAAGCATTCTCCTTGGAGAAATACTGTATTGCTCTTTACGGTCGCATTGACAACGAAACTGGCATTTTGCGAAATCTAAGCGATGGAGGCGACGGGCCATCTGGCGCCATTCATTCGGAAGAAACCAGGCGGAAAAGAGCAGAAGCAGGTCGTGGTCGCAAGCACAGCAAGGAATCTGCGTTAAAAATTTCAGAAGCTCAGTTGGGAGACAAAAATCATATGTGGGGAAAAATAGTGTCCGAAGAAACTCGGAGAAAGATGTCAAAGGCAAACAAAGGTCTTAAGAGATCTCAAGAAACCCGTGAAAGAATAGCAGCGGGAAAATGCCGTTATTCATGCGAATTAATTGACCCCGCAGGAGTAGTTCACACGGTCCAAAATTTATATCAATTTTCCTTGGAGCATGGGCTTCATCGGAAACTAATGCGTGATTTGGTCAATGGCAAGAGAAGCTCTTACAAGGGGTGGACTGTTCAAAAAGTTGAGTTTTTGCGGTAATGGCACGACTATCTTGCGGCGACTTTGCAAAACATGTCTTGAATACCGAGCTGTGGCCCAGGCAACAAGTGATTTTGAATGAATTTTTTGCGGGCCAGAAAACACACGCATGTTGGGCACTCGGTCGTCGATCTGGAAAGACATTAATGGCGTCCATTTCTGCGGTGTACGCCTGCTTCGTCCTGGAGTCGTATTACAAAAGAAAAGTTAGGAACAATGAAAAGTGGTATATAGTTACAGTCGCTAACGATCAACAACAGGCAAAGATTGCCCTTAACAATATTCGTCAATTGATTGTAGACAGCCCCCTTGGCACGGAGATTACTAGGGAAACTGCAACCGAAATTGAAATTAGCAACGGATGCGTCTTTCAGGCCATACCTGCTTCTGCGCGTGCGTCACGAGGCAAGGCCGTCGGAATGTGCATCTTTGATGAACTTGCATTCCAGCTAGAAGGAGACGCCAATAGAGGTGCAAAAGCAATATACGACGCGCTGTCACCTTCCATCGCTCAATTTGGCAATCAAGGTCGAATACTTGAACTGTCTTCACCTTGGTTGACCGATGGATTATTTTATTCTCACTTCAAAGAGGCAGAGAGTGGAGAATTCCCTTTCATGCAAGCGGCTAATATTCCAACGTGGGAGATCAATCCTAATCTTCCATGGGGGTGTCCATTCCTGGCTGCAGAGCAGAAACGAGATGAAGATAAATTCTGGACAGAATATGGTGCTCGGTTTAGGGGCAACAAGTCCTCGCTGCTTGCGTCTGAAATCGTAGATGCTGCCATCAATAAGGAAAGGGGCATACTTCTTCCTGATAGGCAAATCATGGGCAAGTACGTGCTCGCACTAGACCCTGCTCGCGGTGGCGTGGGGCGTGACGAATACGTGGCTTGCATTGTGCATTTCGACAAGGAAACTTTAGTCGTAGACAAATTCCATGTGTTTATGGCAGACTTTGAGATCAATGGCAAAAAAGAAGTCAGTATTCAGGCAGTAGAAGACTGGATACGAGAGCACCATAAGATTTATCAATTTGACAGCATTGTTCTTGACCAGTTCAACAGCTCAGCCACCATTCAGAGTCTGTCTAGTGACTTTCCCATAAGAGAACTTACTTGGTCGGTAAGCACAAAGATGAAAGCATTTAGCAAGATGAAAGAACTCTTTAACGCTGGTCTTGTAGACATTTACCCGCATGAACGCGCCATTCGTCAGCTCAAGAACTTAAACGTTCTATATCGACAAAGTGGACAATGGTCAGTAACTGGTGGCAAGGAGGTAGGCGTGGATGACTTCTGCTTTGCGCTTGCTGCTGCAATCTTAGAAGCATCAAAAGAGGATGATTTGCATTGGCTAGAAAGCTTAGTGCGTTAATGCCACTAGAATTTTCAACAATTGACAAATTCTGCATTCTGTGAAAAATGTCTCCGTTTGAACTATCGTCTAAAGATGCTGCATATTTAATTGCCTTGTTAGAAGGCAATAAGCAAACTGCATTACAACTGTTAGCTGCTGATCATTTTTACCAGCCATCGCTTCTTCCTCGTCTCAAGAAATTTCAGCAAACGTTGAAAAGGGAGCGAGAGATGAAAGAGGAACAATAGACTATGAACACTTCTCTTCCATGCCATGAACTTGTCTCGTGCCAGAGAAGAAGCCTGGGAGCAAGCTCTGGAAGCCTCTAGCGCTGTCGAAGAGAGCAGCAGGACATATGGACAGAACAGCGAAGAAGCTCGCCTTGCAAAGGCTGCCTTTGAACAATGGAAAGAGGAATATTTGGAACTGACCGCACGGCGGAAGTGAATGGTGCTAAGCTTCTGGAGCTTCTGCAGAAGCCCAGTGGCCACTGGTTACCAGTATCCTCGTCAATGCTGATTTTCGGGATTCCGTTGAGAATTGAAGACTTTCTTCGGAAATAAGCAGGGTACTGGCCGCACCAGTTAATCGTCTATTGCGACGTAACCCTGCTTCACACCCATTAATCGTGCCAGTGGCGCAAGACGCCTGCCACGATAAAGAAATTTGTCGTTAAGTATGAAATAAAAACAAGAGTTCGCACGCAAGCGATAATGTCCGCTTCTTTTTCATTCATTCCCTCCTTGGGGCCTAGTGCCATGGCCCAGAGACGGAACCATCTTTTCCTCTTCTTCACGAATCCAGTCTTTTAAGCTTCTAACATAATGCCTTAGCAGCTCAGATTGCTCTAGGTGCCAAACGTTGCCAGTGAGAAAATACTGTTCATTGTGACAGTCCACTGCTCGTAAGCATTGATAGACAATGGGGTTCCACGGCTCTCTAAGGGGAGTGTTGAACGTCCTGCGTTCCGTCATGGCCCTTAAAGAAGGCTTTTATGTCTTCTAATGCTACAGGGGAAAAGTTATGTCTTTCGACGCAGGCGTTATAGTACCGTCTGTCTACTTTGCCATCGTCAATGATTTGGTGGCAATGTAAATGACCATGCACGTTGCCCCAGTAGTGCCCAGAAAGGCATGATGGATGCACTGGCACATGCGTGAAGATAAGACCTCCTCTCATGGTGGAATCACCAGGATGAAAGAACGCTCCCCTTACGTCTTCAAAATACTTGGCCCATTCTGAAAGCTTTACGTGCTGGTCGTGATTGCCTTTAATGAGAATCTTCCTACCATTGAGCCTTTCAAGAATAGGAAGACTTTTGCGGGGAATGATTACATCACCCAAGTGGTAAATGGTGTCTTTCTTCCCTACTGTCGCGTTCCATCGTTCCACCATTGTCTCGTCCATCTCTTCAACGGAAGAGAAAGGACGCAATGGCGAACCATCGGGCTGCATAAAGGACAAGCTTTTGGCGTGACCCCAGTGTGTGTCTGCCGTGACGAAGGCGCTCATGAAAGGGCTATGGGAAAGGGCGCTGCTGGGAATCGAACCCAGGATTCCAAGCTATGAGCTTGGCGTGTGCCAACACTTCAGGACCAGTAACCTCCTTGTTTGAGCATTGCTAAGAGGCTTAGGAGGTATTGTTGTCAATATAGCATTATGCAGCGCCGTAAGCAGGCAGGTTTAGCGCATTTGAACTTTTCTCTTTTGCTTGTCTCTGCCGACAAGCTCGCCAGACAGTCGTTGAGCCATGTCCCAAAGTGGCTCAGTGGATAATTCGTCCCAGCCTTTACCTCCATTCTTGGCGCTGGTGACACTGGAGGGCTTGACTCCCCATGCGTCGGCTAGCTCAGTCCTAATCCCCCTAAGATGGCGCATGTCAGGGAGCCGTCGCAATACTCTTACTTGTGCTTCGTTCATCAACGGCTCTCCAAGCGGCTTGCGGGGGCGAGACGAGCGTCCATCAATGTAAGAAGGCCAGTACCCCAAGTTGCGCCTCATGTCTGCAGCATTTTCCTTTAGCGTTCCCCATCTTAAATTTTCGGGCACATTGTTCATGCCATCGTCGTTGTAGTGCAAAACATTAGTCTTGTCCTCTGGTGGCAATCCATGAAAAGCGAGGCAAACAAGTCGTGCAACAAGAATGCGCTTTGTTTCTCCCTGTACAGACAGCATCACAGAGGGGCGACTGTGCTTGGCTGCAGTATTTGGGGAAAGAATGCGTGGCTTGAAAACCCGTTTGCGCTTTTGGCCGTCCTTGACGTCAAATACTACGCGCTCTTTTGATCGAACGCGCCCGCAGTTTGATGCTTCGTAATGAGTTTCGTAACCTGGAATGGCCTTCCAAATTTCTTCCATAAATAAAGGGGCGCAATGCCCCTCTATTGTAACACGGATAAGTCGGGAAAGACTACTCAACCATAGGACGGCAAATTTAGCGAATTACATTCAAAGAAACTTGGCATGACGCTAGCTGTGGTGCCATTAAGCTCAGGAGCCTTGCCACTAAAGAACAAGCTGTCGCTTTGACGCAGCCAAAAGTCCTTGTCCAAGTACTTATTGGACGACTTTCCAAGCTTGTCATAAATCCATAGCGCCGTCATCTTGCGAAGCTTGTTCAAGCTTTCTCCATACTTCTCTCCCACTTCTTCGCAGATTTGCGTATGGCAATATGCGTGGCAGATTTCATCGCGACTAATGTCGCTCGCTACCGTCCGCAGTCCTTTGTCGCCATTGAAGCGAAAGAACGGAAGAATGGTAAAGAACAGGCTCCGCTCTAGGACAGCCACCTTGGCCATGGGGAAAGCAGGGTGATCAATCCATGCCTGACGAATGCGCAATGCCTCCTTCTCGGCCTTCTCGTCGGTGCCATGAGCTTCTGCCACATAGTTAAGAGCCAGGTCATGGCGCTCTTCGTCCAGGATGTTGCTTTCAATGGAAGCAATCAGACCAGGAGTATTTGGCAGATCCCCTTTGAGCCCCTCTAGGAGCATGTCCTTTACGGGCAATTCAAGGTGACGAATGGCGAGAGCACGGAAAATCGTTTCTTCTGCGCCATCGACAAATTGTCCACTGGTAACAGGGACTGCCTGCCAAGGACGCTTCTTGGCAACAGCGGAAAAGTAATCAAGTTTTGTGGACATTTTTTACAAGCAATGGAAACAATACAGACAAGAAGAGACAGCAAAGCTGCCCCTCCTTTTTTCAAGGTTTATTCAGCACAACTACTGCAAAAGCCAGCATCTAAAGGGCAAGCTTCAGTGTCGTCCTCTAAGTTGAAAAAGTCATTCAGACTCTCTCCTAATTCTACACCAACGCTATCCTTCGCTTGTGTGCCACTCTGCACTTGAAGAGCGTAATACATAGAAGTTTGAGGACTGTCCAGCCACTCCTGCAGAAAATCCCTATCGCAAATTACTAGATCGGACCAAAAATTCATCGAGTATCCATGGAACAAGCCAGTTTCTTGATACAAGGAAACAATGCCGTCTGCTACTCTGCGGAATGATTTCCAGCCCACTTCCTCAGCGATTTCCACCGCGCCATATTCAAAACGCTCTACACCCATGGTTTCGCTGTCACGGTCAACAATGCGATCAATGGGGGGCGCAATTTCGGGCGTTGTAGTAAAGCCTTTCTTATCGAGATAGCGATAGGAGCATGAGGCTGTAGGAGCAATGCAGAAAGCACGGTCCATGCGATAGCCACGAGCTACTGCTGCAGCATCTTCAATGGCATTGTCAAGCTTCCACACGATTTGACCTGCAATGGTATTAAACCATTTAGTTTCCCAAGCGCGAAGATCATCGCTTAGGTAAGCCTCAAGGGCTTTGCCAAAATCTTCATACGATACGCCTTCATTAGCTAAGAAATTAGCTAAGCCAAGCATTCCCAAGCCCACTTGCTTATCAATGGCAGGGGCAAGGTATTCGCCAGTGTCGCCCACGCCCGTAGAAGGATGAAGTTTGCAAAGCTGTTCCATGCCCTCAACAAACGCTGCTGACAAGTCATCAATGCCACAAGCGCCCATATTTACATGCTGCAGAAGACAAGTGCCACGATGGGGCAAATACACTTCCAGGCAAACATTGGCACGAAGACGATTGCCATTGTCGTCATAGCGAATCTTATTCAGCCAAATATCGCCAGAGCTAATGCCTTGCAACAAAGTATCAATCAGCTCAGGAGAAGAATTCTTCAGGAAGTTGTCATCTACGTTCAAGCAACGCTTAGTCCATGGCAGCTCCTTCCTGGAAGCTTTAATAAAATCCAAAGCGTCAGGGTGCGTATAGTCAAGATGCAAAACTACAGCGCCATTTTTATACTTACCTCCGCGACGAAGGATTTCATTAAGCGTTGAATAAATCTTGCCGAAGCTAACAGGACCACTTGCAACTAATCCTTTACCATTCTCATCTCCCTTCCCACGCAAGTTAGAAAGATGAATGGCAACGCCTGCACCATTCCGTAGCCCATGGGATACAAAGCGCCAAGAGTCTTCAATGCCGCTGTCGCCTTCCATTGAGTCCTCGACTACGAAGACTGTACAACTAACGGGCAAGCGACCGTCAGCATCATCCATCCAGCTTTCAACCCTGCCAGTGCGTGCAATCTTGTCGCACCTTGCGTTTTCCTTGAGATTCATGAGACAACAAAAGGGGGCCACAGCCCCCTCAGAACGAACACTTCCTACTGTAGCCCAAGCCTAGCCCTCCTTCATGATTGCTTTACGAAACCATGTAAATGTCAAAGGCTTCGTGCAGTATCGTGCGAACGCCGCCATCCGCTAAATAACCATCTTCATCCAGTTTCTTGTCAAACCATTTATAAATAGCAGCAAAAATTGCTTCAGTGCGAACGCAACCGTCTTCGCCATCGTTTTCCACTTGCTCAAGTACAACATCATAAATATTCCGACTTTCTTTCTCCTCCATTGCAATTAAATAACCAAGAGCAGCAGCTCCTGCTTTGCTCGTTGCATGTTCGCACATTTCCATGCGCTCCTTTAGCTCATTGAAACGCTCCTGAGAGCCAAGTACATACTTTGTAACTACTTTGCTGAATTCGTTGAAAGAAGGTTCCATGGGAAAAACGCTGGTCACCAATCAGGATAGGAGCCGGCAAGGGCAGAGTCAAGGGCAGAGTCAATGGTAAAAGAAGCTAGGTCTGCTTGGTAGCCATTGAACTTAGTGCCAGAAGCCTTCCAGAGGCATGTGTGCTCTGGCTGGAGCCTTCCTTTTAGCTCTGCTATCGCCTGGTTGAAATAACGCCTTGCTGCTACGCGCACATGCCAATACTGTGTGACAGTAACAAGCGCTTCTTGAGAATCGTAATAACCCATTAGACCATGCCCCTGCCAAGACGAGTGGAAAAAGCACTTTTTCGCTTGGGGCGATTGTTCTCGTATTCCTCTTCTGCATCCAGCAACACTTGCTCGCCCAGCTCCGTCAGACGATAGCACTTGCCAGTGCTCTTAATAGCTAAACCTTCTTCAACAATGGCTGTCAAACAGTTGTAAATAGTTTTCGCTTCATACAGTCCCTTATTCGATGGATGATTGATGATGCCATTAGACGTAGAGAAGAAGCCACCGCCGTCAATGTCATTAAGCGCCCAAATCACATAAATACGAGCATTGGAAATGAAGCCAGGAATTCGATGGGTATCCTGCGCAGCCTCTAGCAGTTCCCTTTTGGTTGCTGCCATTGGGTGCCACTTCACTGATTCTTTCATCCAACTACCAATATTGGTTTGCGCTTCTTTTGTGTGACAAGGCATGTCTTGTTGAATAAAACGCTGCAAGCCTGGCGTAAGCACAAACCATTCCCTGTTGTCCCTGCATCCATCGAAACGCTCGTGCAGAAGCTTCTCCTGCTCTATGTCGGCTTTGAAAGCTTTGAGCACTACCAGTCGATGGCGGCAAGCAGTGAGGAACGTTGAGAACCGCGCCTTCAAATCAGTGGTGAAACCAATTTTGACGGCATAAGGATCATTTTCCCACTGGACGACGTACACCCACCCTTCGTTTTGCCTTTTAGCCACTTTCTTAATTGGCACAGTGCCCATGTTTTTACTCCCTAAAATCAAGAACGCCCATCAATACTAGCGTAGATTTCCTGTCGGGAGTAAAAAGCTCCTTTCACCATTTGTTATGCTAGGCATTGGAGAAGCACCGTCCACATTCCTGTTCGACCAGGAGCCTCGTACACGGTGCCACGTAACCTCCGCTAGGAGCCCTACGCGCAGAGCCCCAAGCGCCTACGACAATAAGGGCTCCTTCCTAACCATCCTTTCAATATTTCTTTAGCGAGAGCTGACGACGCCGCTGAAATTGTGATCGCACACGGCCAGGTAGAAGAAATTAACTAATACGATATGAAGAAGAAGAAAGGACGCAATGATTGACGCTCTTGGGGAGCTACCCGCTCGATGCGTCCTAAGAACGATGGTAAAGAAAGTGCGAGGATCACACCGTAGTGACCTCACTACAGTTCGTAACTGTGCAATCGTTCGGTCAGTCGCCATTGCTCTACTTGCAAAACAGGCGTTTAAACAATGTATATACATGCGCATAAATGGCTAGTCGTATTATCAATAAATGACAATTATTAGGGATACAAGTAAGTAATATTTAGTGTTGAAAACTCGATGTAAAAATGGCGTCGATTCTGGAGGGGGTACCCCCACGCCACCCGCGCTAGTACGTCCGTACTACTGCTCCCTGTTAAGTTTTGTAACTGATCAGCATTCCTTATCGTATCACCGGGATTGATTGATCAGAATTCGCATCAATCGGGCTTAATTTACCCTTACCTGGCAAGAATGCTAGGCCTAGACTGTAACGCCTAGGCCTAGTTTATTCTCAGCCTAAGCTATGCAGAATGCCATTTTTTCGGCTTGAGTGTACTTTATCCCATGGGGGAGTTTAAACCTTAGCCCGATTATGGTGTAACCCTTAGGATCACTGGGTCGATAATCTGTCAGGTCACCATCAACCACCTTAAAAGAACGTCCCAACGCGCTATTAGTGGGAGGCAAGGCTTGACCCTTTCTAAGGTTAAATGCGGCCGCTACATTAACGCCGTTAGCTATAGCTTGCGCCGCCATCTTGACGTTTTTTCTATTGCTGGCACCATCGTAGCTAAAGGTTAGGTGATACCCGATAGAGTTACACTCAGCCCAATCATGCTTGTTTTTTGTATAGTCATAGAGTCTAATCCTAAGCTCAGGATAATGGCTGAACATATGCGGAATGCTTTTATATACTGTCGGCACAATATAAACGCCGAACTTAACCTGCCAAACTCTAGATAATTCTGGGCTAACGGTGAATTCTAGAGTCTCCCAGAGTATATCCGACGTTCCGTTTAACCTAATAGCTAGCAACTCGTCTGGTGACAATAGGCTCCGATTGTATAAAATAGCAGTAGCAGTTAACTCTAGGAACAATTGCTGATCATCAAAAAATGCTAGGGTCTTCCTAACTCTGCAGGTTTTTTTGCCTCCCATTAAGTAAGGTATGCCAGCAAAGTGTAAACATATTTTGGCACAATTGCCAGCGTTAGGGCAAACATTTTGGCCTGAGATAATACTAGGAGCAAAGTGTAGAATTCTAGTCTCTTCTATGCTCTTCTCAGTTTTTGGGTTAATAGAAAGAGTGGTGCGGTGACTTAGGTTATGTTTTTTGCAGAATGCAGCAAGCCGAGGGGTTAACTTAGCGCGTGAATTTAGCGCGGTTTTTTGTAGGGTTGGCATCGTAGGATAAAGAATAAAGAACGGAAGGTAAAGAATAAAGCTTAAAAGTTTTCGCCGGGCTCATCCCATGCGACTACAGAACCGCTAACAGTTTGCCGATAAAATGTTTTTGTCGGCAATTGTGGTAGAATGGGAGAATTTGCAACCCGCGCTAGTTTTTGCAAAATTTGCTCTTTATCACCTCTGCAGATTAGAGTCCGGTGGAGTGTATGAAATGGCATAGGGTCGCAACGGTAAACAAAATAAAACCTTTTACCGTGCAAAATTTCATACTTAGCCTCCCATGTTTTTTTTGTTTTAAGCGTGAGAAAATCGCAGGCTTTATTAACTGTGGAAAATTCAATCATGGCGAGAAAAAAATAAAGAACGTTTTCCCGCATCGCTGCGGGCCTGGTGCGGGCCTGGTGGCCTTAAGCGGGCCTGGTGCGGGCCTGGTGGCCTGGTGCGCTGGTTTTCTAGGTGCGGGTCAGACCTTCGGCCCGACCTGCCAATAATGCGGCCAAAAACCGCCAACGATGCGGCCCGGTGGACGGTTATTAAGTGTCCACCGATCGCCGCCGTTGCATTGACATATGGCAGGCCCATAGAGTACCGGCAGACAAAAACCCTCAAAATGGCGCCGATTAATAAAAAAACCGATCGCGCTCGCGCGTACCGCAGATCGGCCATTTTGTCAAGAAAACAGTTTTTTGTAGCGCGGCAAGCATCTAGACGCCTAGACGCTAGCTATAGCTTGAAACCTGCCAAAATACTTTCTAGGTGTCCCCATACCCGGCAAGGATTAAAAGCGCTCCTAGGCGCTCCTAGGCGCCTCTCACAATTAATCAGCGCTGCTTATAATTGGCAACCACAAAAACCGGCAAAATGCAACCACTATAAAGAATTTTTTTACAATTGCCCGCCTAGCACGTTTTTGTTGAGACTCGCGAGTCTCGTCACAATTGTTCACAGTCGATCGCCCCTAGATTCTCCCATTCTCCGATCGACAAACCGGGGGATGAGAATCGCTTATATGATAAGGAATGCTGATCCACCGGACGGGATTGATCACCATTGCTTATATGATAAGGAATGCTAATGGTTTCGGCTGGAATGATCAGAATCGCTTATATGATAAGGAATGCTGATCTAACTGCCAGGAATCATAAGGAATGCTAATGTTACGAATTGTTACGAAATGTGAAGAAATGTTACAAAATGTTAAGAAATGTAACAATAGTACAAATGTACTACTATTAGTACAAATGTACCATTGGGAATGAAAATCATTCTTACTATACGCCTCCAGCCGGACCCTATACGCCTCTAGCCGGGTCTTATAGGCTTCTGGCCGGGTCCAAGATAGGCCGCTAGCCGGACCCAAGATAGGCTTCTGGCCGGATCTCACCATCCTTTTCCATTGTTCGCCGCTTGAGCGGCTTTTTCTGCGTCTTCATACGGGCCTCCCACATTATCGCCATCGTCTTCATACCAGTACCAGCCTTCTACTAGTTCAGTGCCCTTGCAGCAGGCTTCAGTGAAGAAATCAATGAGGATCATGCTGCCCTCTGCAACCGTGCCACTGCCATTGCGAAAGTCTTAGGAGAACGCCCTCCTGGTCGCTTTAGCTCATAGCCATCATGGTCAACAATGGTGTCACCAGCACTGTCTACGTGCCCTTCCAGCTCTCGCTCCCACAAGCCCCTGCAGGAGCCTTCTGCATCGAAGATGGCAATGGTGTCTTCACGGTCTTCCATGGCCAGCCTCACGTGGCGCAGAATATCGCTGACGCTCGTCGCCTGGTAGCTCATGGTCGTGGCCCCAAAATAAGGGCCATTATCTTGATAAGTGCGAACGGTAGTCATAAAAGAAGAAGCAATGGCGAGGGAATGGTCTTTAATGAACGAAGAAGTCATCAATCGTCTCCAATAATACGAAAATCAGGATCATTGTCCTTTTTAATCCATCGACACTGATTAGTGCCAGGAATTACGATAAACATCTTGTCATGGTGGTTTTGTTCTACTATTGCCATTGTTAGCTTTTTACCAATGCGGCTTTTGCCTTTGTCGCTGATAGCGATGATGTTGATAGCGTCTTGCATGGTTTTGAAGGCAACGAAGGAAGAATAAAGGAAGGAGGGGCCTTGGGGGCCTCTTGGTGACAATGCTTAACAGAAAGCAGTGCGACCATTGGAATAGGCAAACCATTCTTGCTTGCCTTTGCTGGCTTCCCTGGTCAGAGCCTCCCACTTTTCTGGCAGCTCTTCAGTCTCAATAATGGTGCCTGCTGGCACTTGGATGGGGCCGTTCAGGGTGGAAATGGTCCACTGGTCTGCCACGGGGCCATTGAGGTACCAAGTTTTGCAGACGTGCAGCAAGCCATTCATTTCAAGCTTGCGGGGATTGGCAGCGCCCATGCGCACCTGGATGGGGAAAGGCTCGTGCCAAGCAGGCACGGTGACAGTGAGGCTAATGGTGTTGAGCCCGTTGAATGCCGTGTAGGTGTCAGCGGTGGTGAGCTGCTCGACTGTGTGATTGATGCGGGTCATGGTTTTGAAGCTGGTGGAGAGCCTCTCGGCCCGTTGAAAGAACAATAAGCTCAAGCGAGACAGAAGTCAAGCTTTCCAGGCAAATTCGGTCATAGAAGCAGGGGCCAGGCCAGTGAAGCGTTGAAAAGCAGCAAGGGCAGCTTCAGAGTGGCCGCCAATGTGCCACTGGTATTCGCCTTTGGGGGTGGAGGCTTGCTTCCAATCGTAGACAGTGAAGGATTCGCCGTTTTCCAGCTTCCAGCACCACTGCACAGTGATTTTGTCACATTCATATTCATGGGGCTTGCCCATGGTGGCGACAAGTGCTGCGAAGGTGGTTTTGACGTAGCCCTGAAGGCTGGTTCCCCATGGTTCGCCTTCGGAAGCAACAGCAATGGGGAGAAGCTTGGCGGCAGGGGCGGGAACAGGGGGCAGGCGGTAGGCCCCTCGCACATAGGCGCGGATCGTGGCCAGATTTGAGTCAATAATCGTGCCGCCTCCGCTCAAGGCTTCAGTAGTCCAGCCAAATGCGAGATGGCAGCACCAACCATCGGGGCAGCGCTCCAATGATTCAACGCCGGGCATGGCCAGGATGGCGGCGGCGGCTTTGGGCAGCAGTTTGAAAACGGTCATGGTCTGAAGGGGGTGGTGAGGCTCTCGCCTCGTTGAAATAACAATAAGCCAGAAAGGGGCCGTTACCGGCCCCTCCATTGATGATCTTTGCTTATGGCTCAGACTAATGCCAGAGAGTGAGCCTTGGCGATGGTGGTGGCTCCAGTGCCCCAGTAAAGGCTCTCCAGCCTCTGGCGGGCAGCATCAGTGGAATCAATGGCACGGCCAGCATCATGGGAGAAATACTCTGTGATGGCCTGGTAGGCACCCCACATGGTTCCCTGCACGCCAGGAATGTCAAAGCCAATTCCTTCGCCATGGAACTTATTTGCCACGCTGTCCCAAGCAGTGAGGTCTTCCAGCTTTTTAGGACGAGCGGAAGCCTTGTCGCCTCGCTTGTCGTTGGTGGTGCCAACTAGCTGATCAGCAAACACGCCTTCGCAATACTGACGGAACAAAGCAGCAGTACAGGGCTTTGCAGCCATTGCTTCTAACTCTTCAATGCCAGCAGTGAATTGCTGACGCTGCATGTCAATGATTGAAGGGAGATGATCAATCAAAGAGTTGGCATTTTTGGTGTGACGAATGCGCATCTTTTTAGTGGATGCACCAGCAGCAGCACGGCCTAGAGCATACGAAAGCGTGTTTTGACACACCACACGGATGGGACTAAACATCACTTGGAAGGCGATTGTGCCATCGTGAGAAGTGCATCCAACAAGGTATTGGTGAATGGTGTCACCAGGCAGCACGTCAGCTTCGGAGTTGTTCACTTTTGCAGTGAATGCAACCTTGCGGCCTTCGTTAAGCACTACCACGGCATCCATCGTTGCATCTTCATGCAGGGCTTCTGCCACCCTGATTAGCTGCTCGTTTTGAACAATGGAATAGCTTTCGCTTTGAATGGAAAGCACGTTGCCAGTGTCGCCGCGAGTGATGGCTTGGTAGCCAGGAATGGGGAGGCCAGCAGGATCAAACACGGGGGTGCTGATGGTGCTCCAGTCGGCGTTGGCAGTAGCGAAAGCTTCGCGAGCGGGCTGGGTGCCATCGAGAACAGTGCCAAGCTTGTGCCAGGCGGGCTCGTTGTTGAAGAAAACGCCGGAGGTGAATTGGTGGCTCATGACTTTGAAGGAAAGTTGGCTGACAAAAAGAAAATTAGCTGGTTTCGGGCCTAAAGTCAAGCCCGTTTGCAAAACTTCACGATCAGCGCTGCTGCTCGCAGATGCCAAAGAGCATCTCGCCCACGTACTCATGAGCAGCGCGAAGCTTGCTGAATGCAGCATCACGTTCTGCACGAGCCTGTGAGTAGGCAGCAGGCCCTTGCACGTAGAAATCCCGACCATTTAGCTCAGCTTTTGCCAGAGCATCCATAGCCTTGTCGATGGCATGGTAAGCATCGGCATAGCCGTCGCGCAGATCATTGAAGCTGGTGCCGTTGAGATGGACGGTGGGAACGGTTGCCATGGAAAGGAAGCAAGTGGTGAGGCTCTCGCCTCGTGAGCCAATAATACGTGCAAAGGCGCCCATTTTTAGGCGCCAGCGGGAATCTTCACACTCTGTAACAATTAATCGAGAGGCATGGAAGCGCCTCCCACCACGCGAAACCTTCTATTGGTGAAGATCCTGCGCAAGCTTTCAGCCTTGAGCCTGATGGCAGCTTCGTCGTCGCTGGTGTCCATGTGGTGGTATTTACCATCCACCCAGCTCCAAAGGCTCCAGACGTTTTGATTAGGGCGATCAAGAAGAGCAGGCATGATTAGGCTCTTACCATTACGGGCAGCAGTAGGAACTGAAGAGCAAGATCGTCCATGCTGGTGGTCAGAAGCATGGCAGAAGTTGCAGAATCAGCTAAATGCATTTTCATTAGTCCATTGTTTGAAAACTTAGCCACGGTATCACAAATGATGCGCATGTAGTCAGCGTTCATTGTTACGGGAGCTGCCGGAGCATTATCCATACTGGCTGGATCTGGCCAAAGACTATCAAAATGACCAGGGAATGACCATTCGCTTTCATGGCAAGGACGAGTTTCAAGCATTTCCATTGCATTTTTTTTGCCGCCAATAAACCTTGCTTCTTCATCGCCAATAATTACTTTTTGAGCATAATTTACTTTCTTCTTGAAGGTGATGGCAGGAAGCAATAACTCGTCGTCGCCCATGAAGCATGATTCCCCGTAGGGTACTAAACAACGAAATGCAAAATGCCCATTAGTGCTAGCCACTCTGATACCATTGTCTCTTTGTTGCAAATGAATGCAAGTAATACCTTCTTTGAAGGAATCGTAATGAACAAATTGTGCAGCCATGTGCATGACAATGGCGGGAAGCTTGGTGAGGGTGGTCATGGTATTAACAGTGGAAGACTAAGAAGAGCAGGTATGACGGAAAATAGTTGGGGACTTACAAGAAAAATGTACTTACTACGGGCCTATCGCGCTATGTCCACGCTGTAACCACCCGTAGTCTTCAATGAGACCCTGTACAAAATAGAGGCTAAGATAGCAATTAGTGGAACAACTGCTAGTAATCCACCACTTGGCACGAGTAGTGGTAAGCATATTTAGGGAGCACACAGTTAGGAGGGTGCTTGGCCCTCCCTCTCTGCCCCATTGATTAACAGTAAACAGTGGTGCCGTTTGCTTTGATGCTTACCACGCGCTCGCAGTCAAAGGAGCGCCAGGCGCCTTGACCTTCCTTGCGAGCAATGGAGAAATCACGGCAACGGACGATGGAGGGATTCTTGCTGGGAGTGCCAGTGCCTTTCACCTCCTTGGTATCCCTAGGGTTGAATTGCAGGGAGCGGATGGTGCCATCAAGCTTTCGGAACTCCACAGAGACGATGCTGCTGCCAGCGTTGAAGATGAAGCGCTTGATGAAGGAAGTCTTGTCGGAAGTGATGAGGGTGCTCATAAGAAGAAGAAGAGGAGAGGCTCTCGCCTCGTTGAAGGAACAATAGTTTGGACTCAGCCCTCGTCAGGGGCTTGTTCATACTCTGTAACAATGTCCTGGAGGGTGTCGGCCAGCCCTTCCAAGCCGCGAGCGCCATCGTCGATGGAATTCAACACGCCTTCCAGCGCCCATCTGGCATCTTCAACGGTTTCAATGTCTAGCTCTTGGTCGCCGTGGACAACAGTGATCATGGTGGTCTTGTAAGGGACATGCCATTATTGCCTGTACCATCGCCCCCTGTCAACCCTGGAGCCCCTTTACGAAGAATTGTGACAGACGACTTAGGCGAAGCCTGTCAGGAGCTACAAATTGTTGTGATTTTGTGCCGAGGTTCTGAATCTTAATCAGCTCAAAGTTACTTTTCTGTGCCACCACTTTGTATTGCCCACGCCAGCCGAATAAGCCGTCGTTGAAGTCAACAATGGTGCCAACGGGAAAAGTCAATTAGCACCTAAATATGTGATGGCGCAATATCTTTGCGGATGTAGCTGTATGCACTTGTCGTAGGCTAATGCGTCTTTTGCGGGAGCTGGAGTGCTGATAATGCTGGCGCCAATAATTAGAGAGAAGCCTGCCGCAATTGAGAAAAATGCAGTAGCTGAAGAAATGTCGCGCATGGGAGGGGTGGAAGTTAAGAGCACATTACAACATGAACCGGACCCTGCGACATGCTCGTTACTTTTTGCAATAATACGCTGGCCGGTTCCCAGAAAAAAGCGCCCCCTCCAGCCGAAAGGGACGCCACAGATATTTCACTACGAATCATACCTTGGCAAAGCACACCTTGGCAACTCCCTGTCCAGGACTGGCGATGCGAGAGAAGGCGCCGTAACTGAGGTCAAGCGACCTGCCTGCAATAAACGGCCCACGGTCAGTGACAGTGACGGTCACGCTCCTGTTGTTGGCGGGATTCGTCACTCGCAGGCGTGTGCCGAAAGGGAGCGTCTTATGGGCGGTTGTAAGGCCATGAGCATCAAAGCGACTGCCGTCTGCAGCGCGTAAACCGTGGAAGCCGTCTCCAAGCCCATAGAAGCTTGCGTGAGCGCATGAAGAAGCAGCCTCCACAGCAGTAGGCGCGAAGCCAAAAGCAAGGGAGGAAAGAAGAAGAATAGTTTTGAGCACTTGTTTGGAGAAATAGTTCGCAAGGGCTGGGAGTCTCCTGCCAGCAATGTGCAGCTTATCACAATTCCTCTTGCCATTGCTCCCCCCTTTTCATGCTATGCTTTCCAAGCAAGTCGGTCCTGGAGCTTCGGCTCTGCTCTCGTAAGGGAGTCCGTGAGGGTGGACGGTGCTGAATGGATGGACTCTTCCGTAAGGATTAGTCGGGCGCTCATGGTTTGCCTGTAAGGCATCCATTCCCTTTGAGCGAAGCTCAGGAGCCGCATCATCGGAGGCTTGTAAAGAGAGGAGGGCCGTAAGGCCCTTTTCTTTTGTCATGGTATAGTGACAATGGTATGGAAGGCAAGTTCTCTTCAAGCTTGTGAAGCAATCAGCTTCTCGGCAGCCAGGATTCTCGTCACAGAAAAGGGGCCTCACGGCCCCTCTTTTTTAATAATCAACGGCTTGTCGATACAGAATGTAAATGCGCCATTCATAGAGTTCTTTCCATTCCTCCATTGTCAGGGGCTTTTGTTTGCGCCCATGTGGTGTCGTAAGGGATGGGTTCAGTGGCGTATTCGTAGGAGTCATAATCTGGGTCGTTGCGTGGGTCATAAGCCAATGCACTTTGAATTTCAGCTAGTACGGTCCAATAGTCTTTGCCGTTAGTCCATCGGTCCATTAACTTGGCGCATAGTGCGCGAAAATCAGGCTCTTTTGTCATGGTAGGAAAGTTAATACGGAGCAATGCGTGCATCTTGCGTGGCAAGTTCCTGCTTTTCTGTTTCGTTCATGAAGCCACCATATTCTTTATGTAAAGCAAGACGAATTTGGCTGATAATGTAATTTTGAGCTTTTGCATTGTCAGCGTCGGTGGCAATGATGAGACGAATGCAAAGGCTATGAAAGTCAGTCATTGGCTCCTACGGCAGCAGCATAAGCTGCAAGATACTCTTGGAAATCAGCAGCAGTAGGCTCTTCTGTCATCTCAGCGTGCTCTAGCTGAAGCTTTTGATGAGCGGCCTTTAAGGAAAAATAAAGCGTTTCCAAGGAATAACGATGGCAAGGGGGAACAATGCTCATAACTTCTTCCAGCGTGGTCAAGCTATCTTCTAGCTTTTCTAAGCTGAAGCCCCAGTTTACCATTGGACGACTATCAAGCATCACAAGCTTGTCTTCGCCATTGAAAGCAGTAATGCCAAATTCAGTCTTGTAAACGGTTGCCATGGGAGTCCTGTAGGGGGAACTCCGTTATTGTTGCAGGGACGATGGCAGGCGTCAATGCTTTTGGCTATCAGCGCTGCTTATGCTTCCAGCCAGTGGCAATGAAGTGGCATGGTCCTAAAGGCGCTAAATGCACATGCCTACCAGCGCGTTCCACCATGGTCTGGAATGCCTGTCTGCGGGTCTTGTCGAGGCGTCCGTCAGGCTCCACTAGCCAGCTCCTAGCCCAGTCTGCCACCTCTTCAATGTCGCTAATGTCATTAGTGCGCACCAGGAAGTGCCTGCCACGCTGCTCTAGCTTGCGCCACACGGGATGCACCATAGGCTCCTGAGCGGCAATAGCTTGTGCATCAGCCTTTAACGCAGGCGGAATGCAAAGGCTTATCAATGGGGGGAGAATGGTAGTGTCAATCATTGTTTTCGTCCCATTCATCAACTTTATGCACAGAGATAATAGCGTGGTCAGGTATTAGTTCTTGAGCAGTGAGACGAGCCATGGTGATGTCACGGGCCAAAAGGGCAAATTTGTCTCCATTAGCGAAAACCACTGTGTACACATCCATTGCGTTTCCTTTAATCATCGGTCTGGATTAAAGATGGAATCGAAGGAAATGCCTTTCTCTTCAATGGTTTCCAGGACTGATTGGCCAACGATAGTGCGTAGCATTTTGCGCCAGTCATCATCACCACCAAAGCTTCCCACTTGCTCCATGATCATGAGCACAGTAGAAAGCTTGCTGATGTCGCTCATCACCATAAGCATTTCACTTGTGCCATCGTTTTCAATGTGCTGCTGCAACACTTCACAATGTATCTGGTGCCATTTGCCGAGACAGAACAAGGCGATTTGCCTGTAGGTTTCGTCTCCATGAGCTTCCAGGAGAGTTTCAATGGAAGTGGCTATGGCTGGGGGAATACCTACGGTGCCTGGGTCTTCCATGAAGGGCACTAGCTGGTCGTCAATGGCTTGACGCTTATCCTGCTTAGCAGTGGCTGCCTGGCGCAGGAAATCACCAACAGAAGAAAAATCCATAGAGACAATGGCTACGGAACCAGTATGACGAAAATCGGTGCTGCTGTCAATCGCTTGTAACAAACGGCCAGTGATGAACGCACTGCTCTAGTTCGTTAATGGTTTGCACTTCTAGGAAATCGGTGCGCCAATTTTCTTGGGTGCCATCAATAATCTTCCCCTGCTCCTTAAGCCATCTTTTAATTGCGTTCTCCCTATCTAAAGCTTCTTGCCCAGAGACGGGTCCTATTACTTGCAGTACTGTCCATCCTCTCTGCTGATGCTTCTTGAGCCTCCTTTCAGGATCATTAGTGATACCAATTTTCTGCTCGCTGCTTTTGTACAGCAAATATAGAAAGCCAGGCTTTGTAACTTTGTAGCCACTGGCGGCGCATTTCGGACAGCCATTACCCTGATGAGTGCGATTGTTCACATAGGCACTCCAGCGATGGTCACAGGCGGGGCACTTCCAATCTCTTTTTACAGATGCTTTACATGAAACTGTTGCGGGGTCCCAGCCGTCAGCGTCTTTTGCAATATCAGGAAATCTAGTGAGCAAATCATTGATTCCTGGCGAAAGGATGTTACCAGCACAAGTGGGACATCCAGTATTTTCGCAAGTACGATGGCCGGGGCACGTAACCCATCGGTGACCATGCTGACATATCCATGGAAGATTTCGGTTGGAGGCTTTGGTAACTGTTGCAGGGTCCCATCCATCTGCCTCGGCAGCAATCAAAGGGAAGCATGACAGCAAGTCATTGATGCCAGGTTTTACTCTGTTCCGACCACACTTCGGGCAGTTGCTTTTCTTGCTAGTTCTGCCGCAAACCTGAGTGGACCAAATGTGACCTTCAGCACACTGCCACCTATGCACCTCTGAGCTGCCATAAGAGATGGTGGAAGGATCAGCATCTAGCAGTTGGGCTGCAACTTCAGGGAATTTCGTTAAAAGGTCATTCTGTCCCGCTATCACCTTGCGCATCGTCATCATCCTCAGTTATGCATAATATAGCGCGACTACTCCCCGAAGGGTTGCCATCTTCGTCAAATTCAGGCTCTACTGGCTCCGATTCTGTGTCTATGGCCGCAAGGCGATCTCCAGCGTTCTTTTCGGCGTCTTTTACCTTGGTGATTTGCGAAGCCAAGTTATCCAAAAAGTGCTTATAAGTGTCTTTCTCTTCTTTTACCTTTTGTTTTTCAAAATCATAGAGGCCAAGTAACTTTGCTTGTTGCTCAATACATCCTTTTGCAACAGTAAGAAAGCTGCTTTCCCCTGCGCTCTCCGTGATACTAATAGTTTCTCCTCTGTCAGAAATAGTCGTAATTGTTTTCTTCTTACTTGTTTCAAAGTTTTTCATAGCCTCTTCTTTTAGCGCCATCGACTCTTGAAGAAGCCTAGCTTTTTGACAATCATGACTTTTAATAATACTTTCCGTCCACAAATTCCTATTTTGATGTCTATCTCCATTTACGGTTTCCTTACTCAACTTCATGACACGAGATATTTGCGAATTACTAAGATTGGCAGCAAGAAGCTCTTGCACCATAAACCTACGCAAGCCAGTGGTTTCTTTGTTATATGGAATCTTGCCAGGTCCATTGCCCACTTTCTCTCGCATCTTATCAATTTGCTCTGGCGTGAGGCCAGCTTCAACTAACACTTTCAGCCCGTAACGAAGCTCAGCCTTTTCGTCAGGGAAGTTGATTTGCGGGGAAGGCATTGCAGCAACTAGCGTTTCTTTACAGCCTATGCTAATGGCAAATCTCCCTTGCCTATTAAGCTCCGTGTAAACAATGCACTAAAGCGTTCCTGTTGCTCTGGCACCACACTTGCAGGGTTCTGCGAGATGGCTTTGCGCAAAGCATTAAGTTCATGCCACTCTCGCGAAGAAAGTAGAGGCGATGGCAAAGAAGCAAGCAGGCTCAAAATGTTAGGGAAAGCTCATAACATCTTAAAAGAAAGGCCGCCCAGTGGCGGCCCTCGTAGCAGTTCTAATCAGAATAAATCCTTAGGAGCCGTGTAAACAAGACTTTCCTTAAAGCCCAGTGTTTGATAATCGCCCATGTCGTCAGCCAGTTTCTTGGCTTCTTTCAAAGCAATCTCCATGCCCCTAATTTCCCCGCCATAGTCCTTTTCTGCTCTGCGCTGAATGCGCACACTGCCATAGGGGCTATCTTCTTTTTCAAGGTCATTTTCCTTTAGCAGCTCCATTAGTCTCTCTTTGTAGCGAGATTCCTTTTCGGCTAATGCTTTTTGACCTGCCTTGACAATTTCTAATGCTTTGAGTAAATCCTGGAAGTCTTCCATAGTTAAACTCCAGAAGCGAGAGGAGCAGTCTTAAAGCCCCTATCAATGAGCTGCACAATCTCTTCAAAGCTTCCACGCCAGTGACGTTCTTCTTTTGCATCACGAGCACCATACAGAATACGGCTTTTAGGAGGATGGCCACGATCAGGCGTTGAATAGCCGTGGTGGTTAAGCACAGTAACTGCGATGCCGTTGTGCTCTAGCGACGGAAGTACGTCAGGAGCTTGTGGTGAAGAGGGCATAAAAAGCCTTAAAGCATCACAAGCTTACCATACGTTGCTTGATAACAACAATAAAAAGCGAGAGAAGTATTAAAGAGCACCTATGAATGACGACCTTGGGGGTCTACCCTCTCGTACGGTGCTCAGCGAAAGGAGCTTAATAGCCCTTTGTCTTCCCCATCGTTCCTCTCTGTCGGTAGCGCCGCAGGGCAGGAGGTTCCAGGTTTCCCCAGGCGCGTAGATGCACGCGGAAAACCTTCGGGACGATTGTAATACTTGCCGCAAATCCAAATGTGCCAATTTTTTGATTGGCTGCGCTTGACTTCGTGATACCATGAGCGAGCCCTTCCGAACAACCATGCCTGAACCTCGTATTGTCAAGCTCCCTCGTAATGGCCCTAAGCCTGGTCAGAGCACGTCTGCATGGCTCTATGGCAAAGACAGAAATTGTCAGGCCGAGCGCGATGCAGCGCAGTGGCAGGCCATTAAAAAGGCCCCTGAAGGGGCCAGTGAACAGTTCTAATTGCCGAAGCCTTTGTACGCAGGATTGATCATTGCAGTTTTTACTTCCTCGATCAGTCCTTCATCAGCATCAAGGGAAAGCTCCTCTACGGGCTCTTCAATGGGCTCAAGAGCGTCAACACAGAGAATAAGATTGTTGCTGTCTCGTTGCTTGTCCCAGATGATGACCATGACACTATAAAGAGAAGGCTGGTCTAATTATAGGCCAGCCCTGCCTCAATTAAAACCATTCTTCTGCAGGAACGTTGTCGTCTACAGCGGCAAGCTTAGGCTCTTTCTTGTCGCCTGAGGCGGTAACAAACGGCTCGTCGCGAGAGTCATCACTCTCCTCTGTACTCACGATGGGGGAGTTATCACTCACGATGGGGGTGAAAGAAGCAATGCTCCAATCCTGCTCCTTGTAATCAAACGAGTGGTAAAGCCTCACCTTTTCATCATTAGGACCATCCTGGAATGTGCTCTTAATGAAGCCTTGACGCCTCGCCACTTCCAGCATCTTACCAGTGGAAGCAATGTCCCATGAGCCTATAAGACTGGCCACTTGCTGCCTAGAGAAGCGTTCGTTAGGGCGATTGACAATGGCATTGATGCAGCCATCAAGTTCCTGAATAGAGCCCCCTGCAGGCCCCTGATACTCCCAGCCATAGTTCAATGCACTGCGCTGTAAATTATGCTTACCCGTCAGGCCGCTCCTACTCTTCAACCATTCAAAGGTGAATTGATTAGGGTCGGGGTTGTTCTCTGGGCGAGTAAGCTTTACCACTTCGCTTACGTTATCAACGAAGCTAGTGGAATCTCGCAAGCCTCCGCTCTTGTTTAAGTGGTGAAGAATGACGATGCTGCAATTATATTTATTGGCAATGTCTCGCAGGCCATAAAGAACGTCACCAGCATTGCTCCTCACTAGGTCTACGTCCATGCCCGCAAGGCAAGCAGTAAGAGAGTCAATGGCAATAAACGAAGGGCGATTCTTGCGCACATAGTCTTCTAACTGCGTCATGTGGGCAAAGCGCCAAGTCTCCCAAAACTCAATGTCGCCTGGCTCAAGACCAGCTTCTGCATAGCCAATCACGCCAAGCTTCTCGCTGGTATCTACCAAGGGTTCATCACTTTGAATGATCAGGCTCCTTCCTTTTCTGCAACGCCTTTTGCTCCATGGTTGCCCTAAAGCAATGTTCAGCGACCAGTTGTAGATGAGAGTGGATTTGCCCGTGCCCCCTGATGCAGCTAGAAGCATCACGCTTCCTAGAGGCAGGATGCCAGCAATGAGCCATTCTCTGCATTTATCGTCTTTGGCAATCTCCAAAGCATCAATGGTGTCAAGTTCTTGGCGGCCATACACACGTTCCTTACCTTCATGGATGAGCTTATCAATGTTGGCCTGACTCATCTTTACGCCACGAGCTTCTAGCCAGCTAACAGTTTCGTAAGCAATGCGAACGTCGCTAACGTATAGCCCAACGAAATGTTCAATGCTGGAGATAATCTCTTCGTATGAGGGCTTGCCATCTTGTCCCTTATGCTTACTCTGGGAAATGATGGAAGCCAGTAGGTCATTCTGCGTGGCACCATCTTCAATGTAATCAGCGAGGTCTAAGCCATTGCCACTTGGTAGATTTTGCCATTCCCAAGATTTAGGGTCGGCATAAAGCCATTGCGCACCAGGATTGTCGGCTTCAATCTCCTTCATGAAGGCCACCCCTTGCTCGTCCCTGTCAGGGGCCAGGACAAGCTTTAGCCCCCTGAAGAGCTGTGTGTAGTCACCGTTGGTTCGGTACTGCTTGCTGCCTCCCAGGAAGGTGATGGAGGGCAAACCAATGCTCCACACTGCTTCGCAAGTGAGTTCCCCTTCCACGACAATGATGGGCAAGCCCGTCTCATTGCTCTTGGCAACGGCTTCGTCGTATTTATATGGAAGGATGCGCCCCTTGATTTCCTGAAGCTGGTTCTTATGGTCAGAGGAAGTTTTGTCGATGGTGGGGAAGTCCTGCCAGATGCGTTTGGTACCGTTGGCATCATCACGATTCACCACTACTACTTCCGCTCCCCCATTGTCCTTATAAGTAAAGGTGTAACGACCAGGATCACGCATTGGTTTCTCCCAGCGGACCATGGGCGCAAGCACGTTACGAATTTCAGAACGATGACTTGCTGACGAATCATGCCAGCAGGTGTAGGCACCGTTGTCCTTATTAACGCTGAAGTCGTTGCCGCCACATGCTGGAC